ACCAGCAGTGAGCATCTCAGTGCCAGTATCCGCAGGGCTGAATGGCATAGCAGCAAGCTGTGCTGGTAGCGTAGTTACCATTGAGGCTACCTTACCACCGAAGTCTTGCTCAGCATCTTTAGGTGTCAAATAGTCTTTAGTGTTTTGAGAAATCTCATCAGCACCTTTGAAGATAGCATCTGCGGCATCTCTATTATATTTACTGATAAAACCACCACCAATAAGACCAGCACCTTTAACTACTGTAGCAACAGCATTACCTAAGCCAATACCAAAGTCTTCACCCCAAGTAGTCTCACGCTTTTTAGCTTTACCACCACCAGCAAGGCGTTTACGTAACTCTTGGTTAATCTCATCATCAGAATAACCATCACGTTGTGCACCGGCATAATCAAATTGTACACGTCTTGCCGCTTCAGCGTTAACTTCTGCTAGCGAATAACCATCTTTTAGTGCGGCATCAATGTCCATATTTTAATACTCCGATAAAGATCTTCGTTGTTGTCCACCGTTAGTAGTACCAACAGCATTTTGTGCTATTGGTGATGGATTTGTTTTAACGCCATAAGCATTAAGGTCAATCTGATTTTGGTAGTTAGCTGGATTGGCTGTAACTAGGAACTGTCTATGATACTGTATAAACATCTCCGCTTCTGCTCTTGCTGCTGGATCTTTTGATGTTGCCATAGTCTTCATTGCAGCGGCTAGCTGTTCTTTATACTTAGGATCATTGATCTTCTGTTTAGCAGCAGCAGCATCCTTTAGAGCTTGTGCTCGTACAGCATTCATCTCAAGTTGAGCATCAGTTTTTTGCTCACCCTTAGCCATCTCCTGACGGAACTTTGGAGTATCCATACGCAGACCTTGTAAAGCATTCCAGCGTGAGTCTTGCGTATCCACACCAGCTAACCAAGGATTAATTTGTGGTTGTTTAACATGACTAGCAAAGACACCAGACACACCGGCTTTCTGGAGATATGTCTTGGTCTCGGCTGGTAGGTGCTCTTGCCAAGCATCGCCATACGTTGACAGTAATTTATCTACTGCTTCTGGTCCTGCATTATATGCAGCAAGAATCTTAGCACGATCACCACTATATTTCTTCTCAAGTGCCGCAGCGTACTCGACACCAACGCGGTTGTACTCTGCTGGTGTGTCATTAGCAGCAGGTTTAATTCCAAATCCAGGATCTTTAGCCGTAGCTGGCATCACCTGCATTTTGAACATCGCCCCCTTGGATGAACGCATTGGTGATGCATCAGGATTAAAGTCTTTTCCACCACTCTCTAGAGAAGCTATTTGATTAACAAGATTGGGTTGTTGTGGAAAACCTATTGTGCCTGTTTGTTGTTGTGGCACAGGGGGCTGCATGTTAAATCCAATGGTGGCACTGTCTGGATATTCACCATTACGGATAGTGCCAAGCCTGTCAGCGACCTCTTCATTATACCCTCGATCTATTTGTGACTGAATTGTTTTATTCTGTAGGTCTGCGGATTCATTAGCAAGCCTATCACCATAAAGAGCGTGTGCCATGCGGCCTGAGGCATCCTGTGACTGCATCTGCCCTTTGTATCCACGAGTATGCCAGTCGAGCATGTCTGGTGTATTCATGGCATTGGCACGATTGCCTGCAAGAATGGCTTCCATTACTTTGTATGGGTCTTCCGCTTGACTCTTCTGCAACTCCCACTCAGCCTGTAGATTGGCTAGTTGATTGGCGTTATCTTGACTACCTGCATTAAGGCCATGATACAAAGCACCAAGAGCAAACTGTGGTTTATAACCAGTGGAAATAGTCTCCATAGCCATAATTATCCTTTACTACCATTAATAGCAGCAATAAGCTCTGCAATTTGTGGGTTATTTGAATAGCTATTTGTGTTGAGAATCTTACCAATAGCATCCATATATGGAGCATTACCTTGTGCACCATACATAGAACTATTCATGAGTGCTTCTAAACCACCATTAACATTTGGATTAATGTTAGCACCACTACGAGTATCCCAAGAATTTAGATCTGCTTGATAGTTCTTATCATACTGCATTTGCGCTGCTGCTTTTGCTGCTAGCAGGGCTGGAGCAGTAGCATTAAAGTTCCCACGATTACCGTGTTGGGCTGCTTGTCTAGCAAGTACATTCTCAATCTGGCTAGTTGTATCTTTATAACCAGCATCCGAGTTGGGATCAGCACGGAAGTTCTGTAGACGTTGATTAGACATGGCGGCTTGTTGCATAGCCGCATCGCGCATGGTGGTAGCACCGGGAGTCATCATACCAGCCCCAGCGGAAGAGACATCATAAGGTGTTGCAAACTGGCGATAAGCATTCAAATTTTGTGGGCCTTGGTTGGCCATATACTTATTGGATTTCTTTTCTTGATTAGCAGCATACATGCCTGCAAGACCTTTAAGAAAGGCACTTGTTGCACCACCACTACCACCAGAGAAAAGCTTACCAAGAGCATCCATACCAGACTTGCCTAGATTAGCCCAGTCCATACCCTGTTGTTGCATATTTTGATATGGAGTGAATTCACCACCGACTTCTTGAAACCCTATAGGTTGGCCTTGTTGGTTATTCCAGAACTGTGTATTGTCTTGCCCTACTTGATAACCACCAGCTCCAAAGGTATTTTGTTGATTTGGATCATACCATGCCATATTACCATCATTACCACCAGTATAGTCATAGTTACCATTGCTGTAATTCCAATCACTAAAGTCACTATTGTAATTACTTTGATCTCCGCTATAGCCTGTTTCATTACCAGATGTGTTTCCTACAGCATCATCAAAATTATAGCTATCGTATTCGTCGTCCATATTATACCTCATACTTTCCAGAAATTATCATTTTATTACCTGTCGCTCCCCAATCAGGAGTATATCCTCTATCAGTAGATGCTTCTAAATACCCAGTTTCACTAGATCCACCATGATTACCTTGCCTAGTCACTGAATTTGCTGTAAATACAACATCATCATACACAGCACTAATAGGTAAGTCAAAGTAGGTACTATTAGCCGTACTCTCAGTAGTCGCTGTACCCGTACAGGTTATTGTAACTGTGTAGAAGACTGTCCTACCAATACGGCTATACCTACCCGCATATACAGCACCACCAGTTCCATTAACAACAGTTAGGTTTGTAAATGTTGGTGTCCAAGTACCTTGTGTGGAGTTTATTAGTGCAGCATACTCAGCCGCGGTCATGTGATAATACTGACTAGACGTACCCCCTTGTATGCCTGATAAGCTATTATGTGGCCCTGCCGTTAGAGCACTGTGTTGTGCCGCTGTTAAATGATAGTGCTCACCTGCTGTACCACCATCTAGGTTTTGTAGTTGGTCGTGATCTCTTGTAGCAATATCTGTTATGTTAGATCCAGCAAAGTTAATAATATACCAAGGAACAGAGCCATTAGTGGAGATGTAATCACGGAGTTGGCGATACCACTCAAGCCACGTGAAGGAACCTGGTTGGTCGTTGATTGGCGGTGGAGGAAGTCCGGTAGCCATTATGAAGTACCATCCTCATAAACAATCTCAAGTGCTTCTAGGCGTAGTGGAGCATTACCAGTATGGCGAATCTTCCAAGCCCGTCGCCGGAAATGACCTAACCGTTGAAACGCTGGGTAGTCATCATTCATGTCTATTGTTTTATCATTGGACCATGTTTGATAATCATCATTAGTCCAACTAAGAGTTATCGGATTAGATGTTGAATACCTATCACCTACAATACGAGCAGTATGCCCAAACTTGCGATTATATGTATCCATATCATACTTATTAGTTCTAATTTCTACCACAATATTATCTGTCTCATCCTGATATACAGTTGGATCTAGATAATAGATATCCCCGGTAACAGAACTAAGTAAGTATGCTTTTCCTGTGTTATTATCAGCAACATGGTTGTACAAGAAAACTTCCTGTTCTCTACCAACTGTCCAACTTGACCACTCATGCCAGAGCTTTTCATCCATGTCATATACAAGAGTGCGATGTTGGTTTGGTAGGTTAATTAAGAAGAATAGATGACCCATAGTTCTGAAACCATACCCGGTACAGTTAGACATGTCTCCTTCAGCATCCAAGATACGCTCAATGTACTCATCTGAAATCTTGTTAGGCTTGAAACCCGTTAAACTCCATACAGCTCTACCACCTGAGCTGGATTGACTCACCCAAGCACAGAACTGTTCATTCTGATATAACGCATGTGGCGCAGCAATACCAAACTGAATAACACCAGCATCGTTACGCGATAGTGGTGAACCAGCGGCGTTAGCTGCATCATAGAAAAACTCTGTCGAATAATCACCTAGAACAACAACCTGGTTGTTTTGTCTAGCAAGGGCCTTTACTGGATCTGGGAACATTTCTGCTGATAGGTATTGATCAGGTTGCCAAGAAAAGGGATCATCAAGATCACAGTTAAAGACATCACTACCTTTAGCAACAAGAACATAACCATCAATGAATACTGCACTAGCCGCATGTGGTGTTGGAAAATCTACGTCGGTAACTTTTGTAGCACTGTGGTCATCCTTGATAACCCAACCCTCAACCCCATCACAGATAAACAAGTAGTCACCAATGATAGAAGAGTTACAACTAATGATACTACACGGACCAGTTGATGTTGTTAGTGTAATCTTTAATGTTATTGTTGTACCATCACTCTCAACACGATAGACCTTATCAGCAATGATTGCATAGAAGCTGCCGTAGAAATAAGCAAGACCACGACCAAGGCCATTTGTTGTTACGTTACTAAACTCAGTCAGGCCAGGTCTCTTGTTAATGTATATCCGCGTATTTTCAAGTTGCTCTACCTTACGTGTTTCTGGGTATGCATTGACAAAGCGTTGATCTTTTGTTTCATCAGAAGATCTGTTAGAATATGCCCCAATTAGAGGTAGCCTAACCTTCTTGCGTTCCCCTTGTTTTTGTTGAGCCATATATTATCCCCTAAATATGTTAGATAAGTTTGTTGGTTGTGTTTTGGTTGGTTGTCGTAATGCAGTTTGTTGATCTTCTTTAGAATTTGAGAACATCTTACCTAGCCCACCAGTCGCCCCTGAAAAAGTATCTAGTGCCGTACCAATATCTAATGACTTACCTTGTAGGATATTCTTAAGGGCATTACCACTAAAACCCCCAACAGCACCACCAAGTATATCCCCACCCCTACCATCTACAGCACCGCTTGCTAAGTTCCCTAAGTAGGAAGAACCCATATTGGCAATAACATTACCAAGATTACTCTTCCAGTCTATGGGATTACCACTAAGGGCTTGTCCAGCAGTGTTAACAACCCCACTAGAAAGTCCCCTACCAAGCGTATTAGCTAGCTGACTACTAGCCCCTAAAGATTTACTTAAGGATGTAGTGTATGGTGTAAGACCACCACCCAAAGCACCAAGGCCAACGCTGGTTGCAGCTTTACCCCAGTCACCAGTATTTAAACCAGTATTCATAGCACTAGGCATGGCAGCACCAGCTCCACCAGCCATACCAGCTAGAACACCACCAGAACTCGCACCAGCACCAACCGCTGCGGCACTGGCTGCACCACCAGACAAAGCACCCATAACTGCCATAGTTAATTGTGGTGCCCACTTCTCTGGATTACCAGCAAGTTTCTCTAAATCATCTGCTGTGTAATAACCACCCTCTTTTGTGTACCGTAGGTTGGCATCATATTGTGGATGTTCCCAATAACCTGCCCCTGGCCTAGCACTAAACTCTAGTAGCTCATCACCAAAATCTTTTGTGGGTTGCGTAGAAAATCCATAACCACTATCTGTAAAGTTATTTTCCCATTGATCTGGTGATCTGAAAGCATTCCAAGCACTATCTACATCCGTATGGTTTTTGGCGGCTTCTTCTAATGAGTTATTATATTGGGCATCCATAAGCATACCACGAGACAGTATACCATCATTCCACTTCCACTCACCATTATCCTGTCCGGGAACAAAGCCACGACTATAATAACCCCATTGGGTATTGTCGTCTTTAACCTTATATTTTGTTTTATCTAAAGAGCTTAGCAGATCATTAAAACCTTGATATTGATTTTGGTACTTTTGTTGTTGTAGTAACTGTTGCTGTTGCTTTGTAATGTCGTTACCAATAGCTTCGTGTTGAGCATTATAATAATCTTGCCCATAGGCGTTGGGTAGTTTAAGACCCACAGATTTAAACTGCTCAGCTAATCCTGTTGGTGCACGAGCATAACCCTGCTTGGTTAAGATACTTTCTAGACCGCCTGGAGTATATGGATTATCGTTACCATAATAACCCTCGATGTTTTGACCACCCTCTTGATAAGTATTTAGTAGTGGTTTAAGCCAGTCGCGGGTTTCCGATGACATGTTAGGCATAGAGGATGGGTTAACCTCTTGGAACCCAGCCATGCGCTGTGCGCCTTGACCAACACCACGTTGAGACCAATCAGTGTTAGCTAGTGTTTGTTGTTTTCTTACGTCTTGTAGTCTATCTCGCTGACTCCTACCTATAGTATTCTGTAGTGTCTGCTCATATTGTGACTGTAGATCCATTCCAGGAATAGCCATTTACCACCCCCTGCGATCAACACCGAAATACATCGAGCCTTCTTCAAGCCCAAAGTTCAATGCCTCCTGCTTAATAATTGACATCTCTTGCCACAGAGTTTTGCGATCCGCGATAGACACACCATACTCAGGAGCAAGGCGGGTAGCTAGGCCATAGGTAATGGCGTCATACCATTCTTGCGGAAAGTCTGGCGTATCTACAGATGCGTCGAAGTCCTCGAATGGGCGTTGATACAAGATGTATAAAGTTTTGTTTGTTTGTTCAAAGCTTGTCGGGGTTGGGAACGTGTGTAAGATACCATCATCACGTAGAGGCTCATAGTAAATCTGGATGGGCATACCTGATGTAGTTTTGTTACCAAGCATAAAGTATTCCTGTGCTGTGATAATACGCATAGGGATATCCACGTTTGATGTATTATCATGTAGCCAAGCTTGCATTACTTTGAGTGGTTTTGCGATATTAACAGTAAGACCAATGCCAATAGGATAGGCATTAGTACCAGCAGTCAAGGACATAGCATATGTCTTGATGGCCCATAGTGGCATACCATCAGCTTGCCACGCTTTAACAAGACCATTAAGAGCTACAGAGGCTTCAGTCACTTGGTCAGTTGTTGGTGTTTCACCTTGGGCAACAGCACCAATTAAACGCAAAGCTCGCTTGATAATATCATCTCTAGATACAGAGAAGTCTGTTGAATTTGATGTGGTCATGTTTTTATTCCTTTAACCAGAGCCATAAAAGCTGTCACTGCCATAGCAATACCACCAAGCCACTTGACCAAACTAACAATCCAATTGGCTGCCTTCCATGCTGAAACAAGATCGGAGACATCATTAGACAACCGATTAATTTCTGTTCGCATTTCTTTAATTGCATTATCCATATGAAGTAGTCGCCTCTCTTCGGAGACTACGTGTTCTGTAAGTTGGTCCATGTAAGCCTCTTTATCCTAGGAGAGAAATGAAACATTGCTCTACCATTCTCAATATTATCAAGCATCCACCCAAAATTTAAATCTAGATAGAATGTCTTAAAGTAAAATTTTTTATGCCACTGCCAAGCACCTGGATGCCCTTCTGGTAATGATAGAACCGTCCACTTAAACCCATATAGAGAGTTTCTATATAACCAAGCTACCATATTCCAGTAAGTACCTGATGGATGGTTAGCATGCCAT